TCATTTTTTACAGCCGCTAAGCAAATAGATTCGGTCTGAACGGCAACGTATCGCAACGCATAACCAGTCTGTTTTACAGCCGCTAAAGCTTCTGCTTCTGTGAAATACTTATACATTTCACTTTTTTTCTTAATAATTTCCTGAATGTTCATATTTGTATTTAATTAAAAAGCCCAACGGCTTCGGGTAGTGGAGTACCGTCCGCCAATGGGCTAGTGTGTGTGTTAATTGATTAGACAGCTCCACCTGTCGAATACATCACAAAGATAATACTATTTTTCAAATTACCGTCAACTTTTGACGATTTATTTTCATAATTAAAAAATCTTGAGTTTTGACATACTTTTGTTGTTTGTACTTGTACACAATTATGTTCTTTTCCTCCAAATACTTAGCAACGCCAGCACGGCTTTTGTGTGGAAAAGCATATATAAAATCAACCATATTTGTATAGTCGGGGTCGTTTTTATAGATGTTTTCGTTTTTCTTTGCCACCTCAGTGTATAATTGTGTAGGCTTTATTGACTTATCAGTTACAAGTGCCTTGTTTCGCTCAATCATTGCCTGCGTAGGCTCTTTCTTGAACAAGAATACAGTCTTGTTAGGGTCGTTTGCTCTGACTGCATGGATGGCGACTCTATCAATCTTTTCCATATTGTCCTTGTTACGCTCTTTTGTAGCCAGTGCGATGGCTTGATTTGTGTATTGTATTTCGCTCATAATTTGATTATTTTTTAAATGCAAAATCAGTTTCTTCTAGGTCAGGAAGTCTTCTTTCGGTTACATATTTTCTAACAATATTATACTTATTGTATTTTGATAACCATTCTAAATAGTCTAATGTTTTAGAAATCTCTATAAATTGTCTAAAATACCTTACGTGCAATAGTAGATTATTTCCGCTGAAACAGCACCCATTTATGCTCAAATCAATACCCTCTAGATAAACTCTACATCCATCCCTGAATGAATCTAATTTAATAGACAGATTATTTTTATAAAGATACTCGCATACTTCGTTTACTTCTTCCTCTGTATTGAGTTGTGACCATAACCATTTCTTGCTAGTATGGTCTATTAATTTTGTTTCTGTCATGAGTTCTTATTTTTAAAGTTTTCCCACCATTGCGGTAGTTCGTAATGTATTAATTTATCCATTTTTGCCCAGTGTTTACGTGGGAACTTTTTTTGATGTATGGCGGTTCTATGTCCACCTGTTAAGTATCGGCTAAGTTCCGACCATGTTATTAATTTTTCAAGCATAATTTTCGCAGATTAAAATGTAATTTCCTGTTTTTGTACTTGGTTTCAGTTTGCAAGTCCAGATAAGAGAATGTATCTCTTTGTCTTTATGTTTGCAGTTCTTGCAGTACACTGATTCTACTTTGATTAGTGTTGGTTGTTTTTTCATTCAAAAAACAGTTTATAAGTGAATAAAAATACTGCCACCATTGAAAGCACTATCACCAGTGCAACAAGTGCGCTGTAAGCCATTAGCTTGTTTTCTTCGGGTTCGGTCATGGTATCATTTCGTTTAAAAGGATTATTTGAAAATCTTTATGGTCACTCTCTGGATAGTCTGCTTTTCGCCTTAGATACGTTGGTAGATTGATTTTGCATTTGGTTTCAACGGTAAACCAATACCAAGAATAAAGGTCGTCAAATTGAATGTCATTGTCAATGCAGTGTACAATGTCAGTGAATGACAAGTACATATCCGCAGTTTCGTACATTACTCCAAAATCAACACATTGTATGTCTGTTTCATTTTTTGCGTCAAAACCCTGTATATAGGCATTGACAGCGTTTGTTAAGTCGGTGGCTAGTTTGCTCATAGTTCTATTCTTTAATGGTTAATTCTTCGCCTGTAAGTGCGAAATAAAGGTTTTGGAGTTGGTGAACGTGTTTTATGTTAGATAATAACTCACCTCTATAACTCATACCGTAATGATGTACATTAGCTCCTAATTTTGGAAAACTAAAACAAAACGAATCATTATTTATACACTCAAACTTTTTTGAATATTTGCTTTCTGATAACAAAATAAACCCCAACTTCAAAAGCCATTCTTCGGTAAGGGGGATTCCTTCAAAATTGTAATTTCCTATCCAAGTATCTTCATTTGCATTCGCTACTCTGAATCCATAATTATCAATTTCAACAACTCTGAATTTAGCCCCTGTTTCAGAGAACATAATAAAATTCCCGATTCTTAATTCATTTGCTTTCATACTAATTTATTTATTTTTCCAACCTGCAAAGGTCGGTCGGTTACTAACTCGTGAAGCTCTACTGTCTCAAACATCATCGCATTACTGCAGTAAGCATCAACTATTTCTTCACTCTCATTCGTTATGTCGTGGCGTTTGTGAAGCGTGCCGTTGACATATACTTCTAGGTAGGTTCGTTTCATTTTGATAAACAAATTTCATTTATTACTACATTATCTTCATCATCAAAATGATAACAGTCAGGACAATAATGTTTATCTTCACATTCTATCCAATTATCATCTTTTGCACATTCAAGCGCATAATCCTTATCATTCCAACCGCAAATATCAAATTGGTCAGTACTTATTTTTTTACAATTATCACATACAATTGTATATGTTTCTATCATTTTTATCATTGATTGTTGGTTTAATTAGTTAATTACTTGCATCAATCCGCCTGCAATAAGCAGACCTCCGATGATTATAAATACTGTTATTCGAATGTGAACCATCTGCATAGGTTCATCCGAGAACCATCGCCAAATTGTTTCTTTTACTAGTTCTTTAGCTTCTTCGATTAGTTTTTTCATGCTGTTTTGATTTTGTGAGTGTTTAATTAAAAGTTTATTTCCCATTTCGTCTTTAGCTTCCAAATATCTAAAGTGCCAGTGGACTAGTTCGTAGTGCTTGCCGTTGTATAGAATGGTGCGTTTCCTTATTTAATTAGATTGAATTTACCAATTTTCTCAAATAACTCTTCCATTGTGTAGGATGGGATAGACTCGATGTCTTTGGCGTATTTCCAAGTTGAAGTGTATGTTGTACGCTCAGCATCTTCAATAGTCTCGCAATCCCATGCTATGTATCTTTCACATTTCTTCGCAAAAACAACTGCTTTATGACCTTTGTTATCATTATCAAAACGATAATCAGACACCATCATTACTTTAGGGTAGTCTTGTTTCGGGTAGAGGGTGTAGAAGTGGGAGATGTTGTTATCTATTAAGATTGTAGACCAGAAAAAAGAGTCTTCTGGTGTACTTCTCCATTCAAATCCATTTGAAATACACTCCTCAAACACACTCGCATCTCTTTTTCCTTTTTGCTCGAATTGACGCTCTAGCATCTTTTCTTGAATCTCTTTGGGTAAGTCTTGCCATTTCATAATTTTGTATCGGTTAACCGCCACCGAAAGGCTTTAGTTGTTTAAAACGTAAAAGTAAATTGATTGTACATTTCTGTAAGTGCTTTTGCTTTATCTGAATTTACTACTTTAATAGCGTATTTTCCACCCCAAATAGTAACAACTTCACAAAGTAGGTTTGGATATTTAGAGTTAAGTTCGTTTGCTTTTTCTATGATTTCATTCAAAGTTTTCATAATCTTAAATTTTAGTTGTTGTTTATTCCCTTATTGATGATACAAAGATAATATACAATTGAATACAAAACAAGCGATTTAATGATTATTTTTAATGTATAGATAAATTAGATTAATTACTGAAAAGTATAGATAAATTAGATAGTAAAATGTTTGTATTATGTTTATAATATGTTTATATTTGCATATCATTTTAAACGACAAAGATTATGGAAAAACAAATTAGACAACAGATTGCTGATATGCTTGACTTTGGAAATTATCCTACTGAATTATACGACATTACATATAAGGATGATTTTTTCTACTATGAAATCAACTATAAAGTAGTTGATGGAAAAGAGATAGTAACAGTTAATCGCTACTTAATGAGCAATGACAGCAAACATACATGGACAGATGCACCGTTTCAAGATCTGGAACTTGAACCAAAAATTATCAAAACGTTTCTTGAAATACTGCATGAGTTAGAGGAAAATGAAGCCGAAAACAACATAAAAATTAGCCACTACGACCCAGACGAAAAAAACGACGAATATAAACTAAACAACTAAACTACAAAATTATGGAACTTAAAAAAGCAAGTAGAAAAAAAGTAAAATTACGCCTTGGATTGTCAGGCGCAAGTGGATTTGGTAAGACTTATTCAGCTTTATTGTTAGCCTATGGAATGACCAATGATTGGTCTAAAGTCGCAGTCATTGACACAGAAAATGGGAGTGCTGAATTGTACTCAAATTTAGGTGAATATAATGTGCTGAATATATCAGCACCATTTAGTCCTGAAAAGTACATTGAAGCAATTAGGACGTGTGAGAATGCAGATATTGATGTGATAATTATAGACTCAATATCACATGAATGGGAAGGTAAAGGAGGATGTTTGGACATCAATAATGAGTTAGGCGGTCGCTTTACTGATTGGGCTAAAGTAACACCACGGCATGCCGCATTCATTCAATCACTTTTGCAAAGTAAATGTCATATAATTACGACCGTTAGACGGAAACAAGAATATGACATGGTAAAGAATGAAAAAGGAAAAATCGAACCAGTTAAAGTCGGCACAAAAGAAGTGACAAAGGATGGTTTTGAGTATGAACTTACAATCAATTTTGAGTTTATAAATGACAAAAACATGGTAAGGGCTTCAAAAGATAGGACTTCGATGTTTGCAAACAAGCCTGAATTTGTCATTAATTCAGAAACAGGCAAGCAAATACTTGAATGGTGTGAAAGTGGTATAGATGAACTTAAAACCGCAATATCAGAGCTAGAAGCATGCCAAACAAGGGAGGAAATGGATGCAATTTGGAAAAGATACTTTGTACTTCAAAAGGAAGAAAAATTCATTGAATCGGCAAAAAAAATGGCTATAAAATACCCTAAAACAATATAAACATGAAACACAATGCTCAAATGGCTGTATCTGCAATGTCAGAAATGCCACAAACAAAAAAAGAACTTGAAAACTATTGCGACCTAATTAAATCGTATGCCTTAGATGGCGAGTTCAACATTATTGAAGTTGCTGAAAAAATCAACATGATGGGTCGGATTGTTGAGTTTTTTGAGAAAGATAATGAAATACAATCATTATTGCTTAATGAAGTAGAAAAGTACCACAAATCAGAACTTCCACACTTCCAAATTAAAGAGACTGGAACTAAGTATCATTATGATGAGTGTGGGCATGCTGAATATAACCGTTTAATTTTGCAAAAGAATGAACTAGATGCAAAAATAAAGGCTATTGAGGCACAATTGAAAGCTGGTGATATTAACGGCTTAGACATAGAGACAGGGGAGGTATACGAGGCAAAAAAAGCGCAAAAAACAAGTAAAACAAAAGTAATAATAACCATTAAAAAGTAAAATTATGAATTACCAATTAAAAATCGATGTCAAAAAATTAAACAAAGCCTTCGTTTATCCAATACAGGGCAAAGAAGCAAAAGTAGAATGTGTTTGTATTCCAGTTTCAGAGTTCTATTCAGGCAAGAATGGTGAGCTTTATTGCAACCTGCAGATTACTGAAAAGAAACAAGTAGGACAATACGGCGATACTCACTTCGCCAAGCAATCACTTGAAAAGGCAAGTTACAACGCATTGAGTGAAGAACAACGCAAGGCTATTCCAATTTTGGGAAATATGGAGCCGTCCAAATTCGGAAATAACGCACCTACTCAAACAGCCGAGCCACAGACACAGGCACAGGCACAGGCACAGCCAGAGGGTGATGGATTACCATTCTAATACTATGACAGTTGACCAAGTTCACACACTTGACTATTCAATTAGTCGGGTGTGCAACTACTTTAAAGTTACTGAATCGGACTTGAAAAGTAGGAGTAGAAAAACAAATGTCGTTTATGCACGTGCATTTATTTACAAGTTTATGCGTGAAATATACAGTCGTAATATCTCACTTGTTGAGTTGGGTGGTTATTTCGGGCGTGACCATTGCACCGTTATTCACTCAATTAAGATGCTTGATGATGCTTTTGATTGTTATCCAGAGCTAAAAAAAGAGTATTTTAATATGAAAAAAGGTATGATAATTTAGAATTTATTTGTATATTTGCATAGTGAAAATATCACATCGATTGTCGCAGGTCGAATAACTAATTAAATAGAACCCTTATAGGTTGGAAACTGCGACTTCCAATTTATGAGGGTTCTTTATATTTAAAATCATGGCTACTAATAGATTGTATATTAAAAACTTTGATTGTTTTTATGCAAATTGTTTTGAAAATAGTTTTTCAATTTTGGCAGAACTAGAAAAAAAAATCTCAAAATATAGTAATGGAGAATGTGAAGAAGTAGAATCTATTAAAATAAAAGATGAAATCTATGTTCTTTTTGAATTTGTTGAATACCTTCCTTCTACTCGTAATAATCCACAAAATATGTATGTTTACTTATTTACAGGGTCATTTAAATAAATGTCACCTTGTCACCTATTTGTCACCCTATTTAATATACTTAATTGTTTGATATTGAAACAAATACAGTATGGTGACATGTCACATAACAAAATAGGTAAAAAATAATAAATTCTACAAAAAATAAAAAAATTTATTTTTTTTGTAACGGTGACAAAAAAGACAATAAAAACAAGATTTAAACAAATAATAATCAAATAGTTACATTCACTTTTTTAGGGTAACAAAAAAGGGTGACAAGGTAACAAAAAGGTAACAAAAAATGAATAAACCAACACTTTCAAGATGCTATAAGCTATTAGACGATGGTTTCTCTTTGATAACAGTAGGTAAAAATAAAGTGCCTAACTTTTCATGGAAAAAATGCCAAACTAGACCATACTCAAAAAACGATTTTGAAAAGGTATATCAATATGATGGAGGTACATTTTACAAAGATAAAGATACAGGCGAAGATGTGGAAATAAAACCATCTGTTGGTATTGGAATTGTTACAGGTTACAATAACATTGAGGTTATTGATATTGATTTGAAGGTACTACCAACTTTAAAAGACCAACAAGATTTCTGGAATGAATACACAATGTACCTAAGAGAATCAATAGATGACTTTGATACTAAATTTGTAATTTACAAGACTGTAAACAATGGGTATCACATTATTTACAAATGTGAAAAGATAGCTGGAAATATAAAGATAGCTAAATTACAAGGTATCAAAGAAGCTATCATTGAGAGCCGAGGTATTGGTGGTTATGTCTGGATTTACGATAACCAAGTTTCTAAAAATGGATATGATAATGTACAAGAAATATCTGAAAAAGACCGTGATTTGCTTTGGGAAATATCAAGGTCTTTTAACTATGTTGAACTGCAACCAGAGCAACCAAAGGAAGTAATCAAGCAATATCGAAAAACGGATAATGATATTACACCATGGGAAGATTTTAATAATAAAAATAGAGTATGGGATTTGATATGTAATGAGTTTACAATTGTAAAAAAACTTTCCGATAAACTTATTATAAGGCGATACGGTGCAACATCTGCTAGTAGTGGAAGTATTTTCACTAAGGATAATAAAATGTTTCTTTTCTCAACAGGTACAATTTACCCGCATGAAAAACCACTATCACCTTTTGATATTTATGCTATAAAAAATTACCATGGTGATTTTAAAAAAGCGGCTAGTGATTTATATTCAAAGAACTATGGAAGTAGGCACATAAACGAAAAAGCTATAAAAAGTCAAACAGTTATCCATGAAAAAATAGAACAGCAAATACCCTCAAAAATAGAGTTCCCAATAAATGTTCTACCTGATAGTATTAAATCTTATTTACTACTTTGCAATAAGACACTAAACAGTAATATAGATTATATGGGTTGCTCTTTCCTTTGGCTGTTATCTTTGATAATTGGAAATTCTATCAAAGTTAGAGTGAAAGGTGGGTGGGTAGAATCGGCGGTGGTATGGATTAGTTTAGTTGGTGAAGCTGGTATCGGTAAGACACCATCTATAAGCAGAATAATTTACCCACTTGAAAAAATCAATAATGGTGAGATAAAAAAGTACATTAAGAATACTAAGTTATACGAGGCTTACATGGATTTAGACAAAAAGGAAAAGCAGAATAATGAGGAGATAAAAAAGCCGAGTAAAACACAAATGATTGTTTCTGATTTCACCATTGAAGCTATAACAGATTTGCATGAAGAAAATAAAAACGCAGTTGGTGTATTCTGCGATGAACTAGCAGGATGGTACAAAGATATGAACAAGTATCGAGCTGGTTCTGATTTGGAGTTTTGGCTAAGTTCGTGGTCAAACAAAGGCATAGCAATGAATAGAAAAACCGCAAAGAGTTCATTTGTTGAAAGTCCTATTTTGCCAGTTTTAGGAGGTATTCAGCCTAAAATCTTAGTTCAGTTTTTTACTGAGGAAAACAAAGACAATGGATTTATTGACCGTATGTTAACTACTTTTCCAGATGCAAAAGTTGATGAATATAATGATGATGATTTGAGTGAAGAAATCATTCAATGGTATAATGACTATGTGGTTAATTTTTACAATGTAATAAAAAAACATGTTATAAAATATGACCCAGATGGTGAAATTAAATCAAAAATAGTTCCACTATCGGATGGTGCAAAAAGACTTTGGATTGAAGTTTTTAATAAAATAACTACACATCAAAATAGTGATGATGAAAATGAGTATATGAAATCAATGTACCCAAAACAAAAGTCATATATCCCTAGATTTGCATTGCTACTTAATACACTTTATGCTTATGATAATAGTGAAAATTCAATGGATTATATTTCAGAACGCTCAATGGCTGGAGCTATCAAACTTTCAGAGTACTTTGTTCTTATGGCAAAGAAACACAAACTTAATACTATTGAATTTTCTGACGTAAAAAAAGTAGTTAATCAAAATGAGAATAAATCTACTAAGGAAAAGATTTTTGAAATTTTGAAAAAAGACCCAAATACAAAAGTAACTTACATATCTAGTATTTTAGGGGTTTCAAGAAAGACAGTCTATCAATATATTAATGAAATTAAAAATGATTAGCCTATGAAAACAATCCATTTTTCAGCTCGTTTTGATAATCTCAAAATGTACTACCACGGGGATATTAAAACAGACAATATCGACCCAATGCCAGAGGTTCGAAAACTCCTAAAAGAAAAGTGCCAACGGTGGCAAATAGACTACCAAAATGTAAATGAACTACAAGTGTATTGGTTTGAGAATAACGAAGTAATAATGAAATTCGAATGGCAAAAGTAGAATTAAGACCGTACCAAAAAGAGATAAGCGCAAAAGCTCTTACTCTACTAAGAGAAAAGAAAATAGCATATTTGGCAATGGAAGTAAGAACTGGCAAGACATTAACAGCTCTTAATACCGCTAATGATTACGGTGCTAAAAGAGTATTATTTCTTACTAAGAAAAGAGCTATCAAATCAATACAGGATGATTACAATGCTTTACAAACTAACTATGAGATAGTGATCATCAACAATGAAAGTCTGCATACTATCTTAACGGATGACTTTGATATTATTATCTCTGATGAACATCACAGAAATAGTTCTTTTCCAAAGCCTAACAATACCACTAAGGAAATTAAACGCAGGTTCGGACATTTGCCAATGATATTCTTATCAGGGACGCCAGCCATTGAAAGTGGATCGCAATGGTATCATTCATTTTGGGTAAGTAATCACAGCCCGTTCAATCTGTACAAAAATTTCTATCAGTGGGCTCGAATACACACCAACAAAAAAGTAAGACACTTTGGAAGCGTTCAAGTCCCTGACTATTCGGATAGCATTGATGAAATTATACTCCCAATCATTGAGCCGTACTTGCTAAAGTTCACACAACAGCAAGCGGGGTTCAATGCCACTATCACTGAAAAGGTGCTATATTGCCAAATGAGTAATCTTACTAATAGCCTAATTGAAATGCTACTAAAGAATGAAGTCATTGAGGGTAATGAAGAAACTATACTAGCAGACACGTCCGCTAAAATGCTAAGTAAAATACATCAACTAAGTAACGGCACTATAATTTTTGAAAGTGGCAATAGTAAGATATTAGACACCTCCAAAGCTGAATTTATAAAAACATACTTCACTGGTAAAAAGCTAGGGATATTCTATAATTTCAAAGCTGAATATCTACTGCTAAAACAAGTATTTGGCGACACGCTTACAGATGATTTAAGCGAGTTTAATAGTACGAGTAAACACATAGCATTACAGCAGGTGAGTGGAAGCGAAGGGCTAAGCTTAAAACAAGCGGATGCACTGGTTTATTATTCTTATGGGTACAGTGGTAAGAATTACTGTCAGGGTCGGGATAGAATGACTACTATTGACCGAAAGTTCAATGAAGTATATTTCGTTTTTCAGAAAGATGACATTAACAGCAAAATTTATAAGGCTATCAAATCAAAGAAAAGGTATAACGAAAAGCTATTCATTCAAGATTACTATGGCAGGAGAAAGTAAACTTCAAAAAAAAATTATCTCACGGCTCAAAGCAGACGGGTGGGACGTGAACAAAAGAATTTCAATGAGCCACAACGGATGGGCGGATTTGGAATGCCTAAAAACTGGAGGTATATTTATGGAAATTGAAGTCAAGGACAAAGGGGAAGAGCCAGACGATTTACAGTTGTATTGGATTAAAAGGCATACTAAAATGGGATTCAAATCCTTTTGGTGTGATAGCTTTGAGATGTTCTTAGAAAAATATCTATCTATTTAATTTGGAAATAAAGAACTTATATCGTATATTTGTTTTCTAAAAACTATTTTATTTAATGAAAATTTCAGAACTAAAACCACTCGAAAAGAACCCGTTCAAATCAACGGGGGATGAACAGATTCAGAAAATAGCTGATTCGATTAAGTCATTTGAACGTATGTTATCAATACGCAAGATTATAATTGATGAGGATAACTCTATTCTCGGTGGTAATAAGCGTTTCTTTGCATTAAAAAAGTTAGGATATAAAGACATACAAGACGAATGGGTGGAACGTGTTATCGGGCTTACAGAAGCCGAAAAACGGGAGTTTGTAGTTAAAGATAACAGCCATTGGGGGAGTGAGTGGGATTATGAAATATTGACAGAATGGGATGTTGATTTGGTGGAGTGGGGTGTGCCTGAAATAGGTTTTGAAGTTGACAGTGACGAATACGGAGAAGATTTTAGTTTAAAGGATGGCGATAAAGCACCATTTCAACAAATGACATTCACTTTAGCGGACGAACAAGCCGAACAAATTAAAAACGCAATATCGGATATAAAACAAACAGAGGAGTATAAATATACAGAAACAATGGGAAATGAAAACTCAAACGGTAATGCACTTTATTTAATCGTAATGCAATGGGCAGAGCAAAGGAAATAATTGTAAAGGTGATACCTGCAAAGATTGCTAATGAGTTTGTAAAATTAAATCATTATAGCGGTAAGGTTGTACCAAATAGTCAATTGCATTTCGGTTGCTTTTTAGACAATAAGTTGCATGGCGTTATGAGTTATGGTCCGAGTTTAAATAAAAAAGGGTCAATTAATTTAGTTGAAAATACTGGGTGGAATGAATTTATAGAACTTAATCGGATGGCATTTGATGAGTATTTGCCAAAATATAGCGAAAGTCGTTGTATTGCAATATCAATTAAATTAATCAAAAAAAATGCACCACAAATAAAATGGGTGTTAAGTTTTGCCGATGGGACTCAATGTGGTGATGGTACAATTTACAGAGCAAGCGGTTTTAATTTGGTAAATGTTAAAGTAAATAAGTCAATGTGGCAAAACATTGAAACAGGCGAAAAAATGCAGGATATGCAATTTTACCACACAATGACAAAGAAGGATGATAAATGGAAAAATATAGAAGGGAATATGCTTACATACATTTACTTAATCGACAAATCATGTAAAATAACAGTTCCAATACTTCCATTTAGCGCAATTGATGAAGCTGGTGCAGGGATGTACAAAGGAGAAAAGATAACACAAGCCGAAAGGCATAACAAAGAATAATACATGCGTGTGTAGCTTAAATAAAAAGCGGTTTACATTCCAGTAAGCAGATAGGGTTTACAACCACTCACACGCTCAAAAAAATTTAATATCATGGAAACAGTACAAATAAATAGGGAACACGAACAGGGGATATTGGATATGATAAATAAACATCCGATATTCTCATTTAACGACATTTTCGTTTATTATAAAGCTTGTTCTAGAGCAACAGCATATAATCACCATTTGGATAAATTAGACACCATTAAAGAGGCTATCTACTCAAATAAACGGCAAGGGGTGCAAACTTTACTATCTAAGTGGTTGAAGTCAGAAAATGCAACATTGCAACTAGCTGCGATGAGAATGGTGTGTGATTCAGATGAACACCGCAAACTAAATCAAAATTATACCGATGTAACAAGTCAGAATGAAAAGATTAATACAGTTGACCCATTCGCACTAATGAGAGAGAACCATGCAATTAACAGCGAAACAGAAAAAGGCACTTGATTACTTAACTGATAATACTACTGATTATGTAGGATACGGAGGAGCTGGTGGAATTGGGAAAAGTGTGCTTGGTTGCTTGTGGTTGATGGAGCTAGGCTATTATTTGCAAGGGGCTAAATTTTTTATTGGTAGAGATTCAATCAAAGATACTCGAGCATCGGTTCTTAAGACATGGAGTGAGGTTTCTAAGTCAATCGGATTTACTGATTATAAATTTACTGATATTGGTATTTTATTTGGAAATGGCACTGAAATAGAACTCTTAGATTTGACTTTTTACCCTTATAAAGACCCAATGTTTGAAAGGTTGGGTTCAAAGGAGTACACCGCTGGATGGATTGAAGAAGCCTCACAGGTTCATTATTTAGCTTTCGAGGTTCTTAAGACTAGAATTGGGAGATGGAAAAATGACATTGTAAAATCTAAAATACTTTGTACCTTTAACCCGAAAAAGAACTGGGTTGATAAAACTTTTTACCGTCCTTTTGCTAATGGGAAGGAAAATGAAAATACTAGATTTGTTTATGCTTTACCAAATGATAATCCTTTTTTGCCAGCAGATTACATAAAGCGTTTGCATGAGTTGAAAGATGAGGCTACAAAGCAACGGCTATTGTACGGGAACTTTGATTATGATGATGACCCGACGGCACTAATCAGCTTTACACAAATATCCGAGATGTGGGACAGGAAGCCAACTCTATCAGGTGGATTAAAATACATAGTGGCGGATATTGCAAGATATGGAAGTGATAAGGCTGTGATAGCTGTTTGGGATGGCTTAACGATAGTTGAAGTAGTTAGTTTTGATATTAGTTCAACTACAACTATCCAGAATACCATTAAGGCTTTGGCAGTTAAGCACAGGGTATTAGTTCATAATATCGTTTGTGATGAGGACGGGGTCGGGGGTGGAATCGTTGACACTTTGAGAGGTATAAAAGGGTTTGTGAATAATTCAACAGCCAACAATCCAAACTACTCTAATTTGAAAGCTGAATGTGGGTATAAGCTAGCGGAGTTTTTTGATGAAATATCTGTCAGTGCTAACATTGATGAAGCTACAAAAGATATTATAAACATAGAGTTGGGGCAGTTAAAAACATTCGACAATGATAAAGACAATAAGCTAAAGATACTACCAAAGGACAAAATAAAAGAAAACATAGGGCGTTCGCCTGACTACCTAGATACGTTCATTATGCGGATGTATTTCGAAGTTAAACCAAATATATCACACGGAATAAAACACAGCAACTACCATGATTCAAGAAATAAGCGACCTACTTACGGGTATTAATCCAGAGTACACTTTTACGTATGAAGAAAGTGCAATGATGAATATCAAAGCCGATTCATATCTGAAATACAAGGATATAATTGACCCCGACACAAACGAGGTGACAGGGCAAAAGATAGCCTCCTTTGTGTATCTTGAAGAGTTCACAAGTGGCTCTATTAAACGTGAAGGATACGTGAATGCAAGGGTGCAAAAATGCCAACTGTATTTTTGTAAATTTGCAGACTTCCATTGTGATGCTTTGCAACGCCAAGAACTCAGGGAGCTGATGTTTACAGAAATCATTTACGCCTTTGCTGAAAAGATTAGATTACACCCTATGTTGCTTTCAAAAGATGTACCATACATAACACCGCTCCCTAGATTTGATGCTAATGAAGTTAGTGTAATGATTGAATTTGATTATAAAGTACAACTATGCTAAAAGAGATTGACCCTGTTAACGAATGGACTTATGGGCAAAGAATAGCCGTAGGGAAGTGCTTCGAGAAATCTAAAAACGATTTAGAGATTTTCAATTCAGTAATTAAAGAATTGCATTCAATTGAACCAAATTTGAAAGATATTGCTAAATTTGCACCGTACTTTCAAAAGATAGCGGATGGGTTGAAATACTGGTTAGATGCTGAGGCTAAGATGTTAGTTCGTGAGCCAAGCGCAAAAGAAATAAATGCTGGCATAAAAGAGCTTTATTCCAGCATTGGTGAGTACGGTACATTAACAACATTAGCGGAAAAGTACTCAAAAGACCCTGACGAGATTCTGCAATGGAAATACAGCAAAGTATTTGGTATTCTATATTCCGATTTGAAAAAGGCTATTTACCAAGAAAAACTACAAAAAGAATATGCCAAGTAGTGTTAATGACTTGATAGTACAGGAAGTTGAAAAACTCAAATTAGAGATTCAAAGTTCAATTGATGCTAGTGGTAAGAATGCCAGCAAACGAACACGCAATTCTTTGGAAGTAAAACCCACCGCCAACGGTGCGCAATTGTGGGGTGCAAATTATATCGGTGTACTTGAAACAGGGAGGAAGGGAGGAAAGATACCTTATAACTTTGGTGAAATCATTCAGAAATGGGCACAGGCTAAAGGTATAAGTTTTGAAAACAATATACAGGCTAAGCGATGGGCAAATGGTGTGGCTTGGAAAATTGCCAAAGAGGGGACAGAACAATTTCGTGATGGTAAACGAGATGACATTCTTACTAAACCAATCAATGATTTTACTGATAGAGTTGCAAACAAATTGCTTTTAGAAATACAAAATACTATATTTGAAAAATGATACTACTACTCAAACCGCCAACGGCTCACAGTGCTTTCAATCCCGTACTATTGAAGTACTATGATGATACCTATTTCGATGCTACAATAGTCATTCAAAATGGCAGTTCTAATACCCTCAATGGCTCAAAGACTTTCACACTAAAGAGATACGCCAAACTAGATGAAACGAGCGGGAAGTATATCGTTACTTTTGATTTGAGTTCAGTGGTTAAATTGTGGCTCGATGAAAAAATTACATACTTACCACAGGATGTTAAACGTGATTGGGTGCTATCACAAAGTTACGGTGTGTTTATCGGAGGTGTATTCCAATTTTCATCAATGGCAATTAACACAGTAGCGCAATGTGGTGAAAGTGGAAGTATGACAATGAGATACGGTACTTTCTTGACGAAGTTTGATAAGATAAAATACTACTACGGGTGGGAAAGATACCTTTCTTTTTTGCCGTTCAACAACGGACTAACAACCATTGAAAGACAGCCTTATCCGATTACAGCATATAGTGGTATCAATGTAGTATCATTCAAATGCACAGAGGGGACTAATAGCATTAGTGGTACTAATCTTTCAGAGCCATTAACAACTAACTTTGATGAAATAATACTCACTAACTTTGATGAAGAAATCCACCTTAATACAAATAATGGAACTCAAACAACATCTATCTTAGTTGAAGATAATTGTATCCCTGATAGTCCGCTGTATGTGAGGTGGATTAATACGCTAGGAGGTTGGGACTACTGGATGTTTGGAGTAAGACAATTCTACTCAAGTAAATCAGAGCAAAAAGAGTTTGCAAATAGGTTTATTGAAAGCGTACATAATGATAGACGTACAACCGATTTGACCAACTTATCAGTTAGCAATTTTGTGAAGGCTGGAGCTGGTGTGTTAAGTGCTAATGAGTTTGAAGCGTTGAAGGAAATTGAATACAGCCCCATGGTTGATTATTACGACACCAAACAAATGCATTGGATTGGATGTCAAGTGTCGGAGGTTGCAAACGAAAACGATACTAAGCTGATGACAAAGAGCATAGAAATTACCTTTGAACTTCCAAAACGAAATTTACAGCTATGATAGATTTGCAAGTTAAGAACAAAACAGGGGAGTGGATAAGTTTAGACTTAACCAATTTTGATGTGCCTATCAATTTACAAGTCAATCAAATTGCTGAACTCAAAGACAGGCAAGCAGGTTATTCGCAGTCTATTAAACTACCAATGACACGCAAAAATCTGGACGCTCTAAATTTGCCAAATCGTATTGATGCGGTTGGTGGGATGCAATACGAAATAGTCGAGTGCCTAATGTATGCAGGTTCATTTGAGTTGGTTGGAGTAGGCGGTAACATGGTAATCAAATCAGTTACCAATGTGATAGACGTTCAAATACTTTTTGGAAATAGTGATTTGTTTACAGAATTACAGAATACTCTATTTTCTGAAACGGATTTAGGTTGGTATAAACACGGATATCGTTTTTTTCAATATCCGACAAACAGTAATTATGCGATGCCTTGCGCTTCATTCGTAAAAGAGGGCAAAGATTATTCAATCAAAACAGGCTATTCAGAATCATATCCGTTTATCTACTTCAAAAATGCAGTAGAGAAAGTATTGCAACATCAAGGATTTACTCTATCAACAGATATTGATACAGACTACTTTGGGAAGTTGGCGATAAACTGCAATAAAGGATTTGATGAGATAGTTGTTTTAGAATCTTTAAATCAGGACATATATGTATTTGCTGATGCAAATCAACCTACTAACTATACAATAGTTGAGATAGCTATAACAGATAGTAATAGTGATTACTTGTATTTGAACACATTTGACCCTGATAATGGTAATAGTATGATACTATTAGACGATGGTGAGTTAAATCTACATTTAGTATTAGTGACTCAAGATAATAAAGGTGTATGGGCATATAAATATAATGTTTATAAAAACGGTATAGTTATACAGAATATACAAAATGGGATTAATGAAAGTGCCACTATCGATACTCAAATCCAATGTGCTAAAAATGACAATATATTAATAAAATTAGAATTGGCAGTAGATTTAGTGATAGCAGAGACTGCAATTATGGGTATTGGCACAACTGTTTTAAAATATGCAAACAAAATACCATCTTATTATACAGATTATAATCTTTCATCCCTAATCGACATCAACACTCAATTAGATTTGATAAAGATGTTTGTCAATGAATTTGCACTAACTGTAAATGTTGACAATGACAATAAGGTGATGCACGCATACAGCATGAGCAAGCTATATCAGAATTTTGATACTGCTAAAGACTGGAGTAAGAAATTAGACTTTGGAAAAGAGCAACAGATTGAATTTACATTTTCAGATTATGCGCAAAGCAATTACATAAGGTTGCAGGATAATGAGGATGATCAACTAAAAAAATCATTCGAGTTCAATATCGCAAATGATAATTTAGCAAAGCGTAAAGATTTATTCGAGATGCCTTTTTGTGCCACTAAGAAAATAACGACCGATAACCAAACAGTAGGCAACTTGACGTGTTCAATTCCGATGGTAAGCAAGGCGGATACTGGTGAGTTAAGTTTTAGCGGTGGTAAACTTCATTTAGTCTATCTGTTTGATGACACGTTTGATGTTTATACGATAAAGGCTTGCATTGATGCGTTTGATAGCAATCTATTTTCGATTAGATGGGAACAACCTATATTTTCAAATATGCTTACTGATGTGAAATATGTAACGGCTTATTTCAATCTAACAGATGAAGATATAGCAAATTACGACCCATTTACACCTGTTTATATTTCGTATTTCGGGCAGTACTTTTACATCAATAAGATTGTGAATTACATAACTGGTAAACTAACTAAAGTAGAACTTTTAAAATTATAATATAATGGCTGATATAGAGAAAAAGATATTACTTGATATTCAAACAACAGCAGTTGAAAATTTAGCTAAAGCGCAAACGGCTATTCAAGGTTTAAGGGAAGAGATTAAAAAGCAGTCGAAAGACTATGCTAATAACTCACAGTCAATTGCTGAAAATCAGTTAAAGATAAAACAATTGCAGGGTGTTGTTTCAGAGCAAACTAAGATTGCTATGAATGCCAATGCTCAAATTAACGGTAATGTAGGGGCGTATAAGGCTCTATCATTGCAGTATGCTGTATCGGCACAAAGAGCAAAAGACCTCTCCGCTGAATTTGGCATAAATAGCGCGCAGGCGAAAAAAGCACAACTGGAAGCCAACGGACTTAATGATAAGTTGAAAGCCATTGATAAGACAGTAGGGCAGAATCAACGAAGTGTAGGGGATTATGGGACTGCATTAAAAGGTTTACCTGGTATATTTGGACAGGTTGCAAGTTCAGCTACTGAAACATTTTCATCATTAAAGAACTCTATTGATAGCGCAAAAGGCGTTCTTGACGATTACAAAGATGCAATACTAGCACAAAAAGAAGCACAGGAAATCGCAAAAGCTAGTCAGGAAGCTTTGTTAATTGCAGAGCAGAAAGCAACAGTCGCTAAGTTAGCACAGATTGAAGCAGAGCAAGCGCAAATAATAGCAGAGGCAGAACTTGCCACCGCCACCGCCACTGGAACCGCCACTGAGGAAATGCAAACAGCGGTCGTAATTGCCAACACGACAGCAATGGAAGCTGGTGTAGTTGCAAGTGAAGCCACCGCCACCGCTGAAATAGCGAGAGCCACCGCCACATCAACAGCCACAACAGCTACAATGGCAGGTGCTAATGCTATGAAAATACTCAAAATTGCAATAGCAAGTACAGGTATAGGATTAATTGTTATTGCCGTTCTGTTATTAGTTGATGCATTCAGAAAATTTACTCCAGTTGTTGATAAGGTTGAACAGATTTTTTCCGCACTTGGTGCAGGGATGGAAGTCGTTTATAATCTAATTATAGAGGTTGCCACTGGTGCAAAGTCACTTGGTGAGGCTTTCGGTTCTTTAGGTGGTGATATGTCAAAAGCTACTAAGGAAGCAATGAAGCTGACAAAAGCACAGCAGGATTTGGAAGACCAAATGGATGCTAACGATGTATTGAACAAAAAAGCTGAAACACAAATCCAAAAATTAATACTACAATCTAAAAATAGAACTCTATCCGAAAAAGAAAGGATGGATTTAATTGATAAGGCTCAAAAGTTAGATGAGGAAGTTTTCCAAAGAAATAAAAAAATATCAGATGAATCTATCCGCATAGCTGAGAATGAAATAATCAATAAGCTAAGACTTTCAAAGGCAGACCAACAAAGATTAAGGACTGATGGTATTGAATATGCTAAGCAACTTCAAGATAAAAAAAGGTTATCGGATGAAGATATTAACAAGCTGAAAGAAGCATTAATAAAGCGTGAGGATATAACACAGCAATCAATACAGTTACAAGAAAAGGCACAAAACCGTGAGGATGCTTTGGTAGAAAAGGCAGAGGAAAAAAGACAGAAAGCCATTGAAGCAGATGTAAAACGCAAAGAACAGCTACTCAAAAATGAAGCTCAAATGCTAGCCAGCAAGCGTAAAACATTTGAGGAAGAGGGTAAGTTTCAAATTATTGACCCTACAATAGTAGCGTACAGACTTAAGCAACTTGAAACGTTTACACAACAGGAAAAGCTAAATGTCATTGCACGTGCTAAGTTTGAAAAGAAAACAAAGGAGGAATTAACAGCCGAACTTCAAGCCGTTGATGCCAAATTAAAATCTGACCAAACGGCACTACTTCAAAAGGCAGGGCAAGATACTATTGAACATAACAACCGATTAGTAGAGATTGACAAACTCAAGAATGAGGAGATAATGGCAGGCAAACGCCTATCTCTGGATGACCAACTTAAAGCCGATACTTTGGCAATTGAGTTGACAAAAGTCAATGCCAAAAAAGAAATTGACGAAAAGAAAAAACTTGGCTTAATTGGTGAAGTTGAGTATCAAGATGAGATAGCGAAAATTGACCAACAGGCAAAAACTGATTTAGCAAAAGCAAACGCTCAATTTATCTTTGATGAAAACGAAAAAGAGTACAATGCCAAAAAGGCAAACATTGACAGGGAGTTGGCACTTGCCTATAATACCGCAGATGAAGAATATAAACTAACACTGGAAAAGCTCGAACTTGAAAAGCAAGCCGAGATTAAGAAAGCAAAGGAAACAGGAGAAAGCATTGATTTAATTGAAAAGGAATACGCACAAAAAGCCGAGCAAGCCAACTTTGATAAGTTGCAACGCCAAACCGACCAATATGTAAAATATGGTGAATCTATTGCGAATGTATTTGGTGCGTTTTCAGATTTGATGAAAGCCAATGAGGATGCTGAACTTCAAAAGGATTCCGAAGCTAATGAAGCGAAAAAAGCCAATTTACAAGAAAGGCTTGATAAAGGTCTAATAGATAAAAAGACGTTTGATAAAGAGGTTGCAAATTCAGAGAAAGAACTCGACAATAAGAAAAAGAAAATTGAACGTGAACAGGCTATACGTGCGAGAATACTTTCAGCGTTCGGTATCATTGCAAGTACAGCACAGGGGATAATGAAATCATTTGCGGATTTGGGTCCCGTGGCAGGTATTCCGTTTGCGATTGCAGTTGGTGCAGTTGGTGCTTTGCAAATGGCTACTTTACTTTCAGCTCCACTTCCTAAAGCTAGTCGTGGAACTTTGCTTAAAGGTGCTAGTCATGCCAACGGTGGAATACCAATCGAAGCAGAAGGTGGCGAAGCAATTATAAACAAGCGTAGTACATCCATGTTTTTACCAGTTTTGTCAGCAATCAACGAAGCAGGTGGCGGAGTGCCATTTGTTCAAACTATGGCAGATGGTGGCTATGTTTCAAGAAACAGCAACCAACAGACTGTTAATGGTAGTATAGCAGAGATAGTTAGAGCCACTATTTCGGAGATGAAAATCTACACAACCATTGAAGATATACGCAGGGAGGATAAAAAATATACAAATATCGAAGCTAGTGCAAATTTTTAGTATAATTATTTGCATTTATAGAAATAATCAATTATATTTGTCGCATTATAGATAGAACTATGTTAGAGATTAATATACATAAGAAAATAGGTGCTAAGACAGAGGATGATAAGTTCTTTGAAACGATGGGCTTTGAGTGCGAAGTGTTTTCGTATGATGACTTGCGTATGTTAGTCGATGGCACAACTGAAACAGAGTTGAAGCTCAATATCCGCTCAAATGGTGGCGGTGTTCGTGAGGCTATCAATATGTACGATTATTTGCGACAAAGTGGTAAAACTATCTATGCAAATATCGACGGGGAATGCCACAGTTCAGCGATTATACTTTTACTTTCAGCACCTAAAGAAAATAGGACAGCCGATGCTAATAGTAGAATGCTTATACATCAAGTTCGTGGAGTGATTGAGGGTGGTTTCACCACTGATGAATTGCTTTTAATTTCAAACGAAATTCAAACAGAGGAAACAGCATTGCTTAATATCTATGCTGATAGAACAGGGACTGATTTGGCGACTTTAGAAACTTTAATGAAAGAGGAAAAAGAGCGCACAGCATCAGAAATGATACAATACGGATTTATTTCAAGAACAAACATTTATAACACAAACCAAAAAGAAAACAAAATGAGTGAAACAAAAAAATCACTTCTTGCACGTTTGGAAAACTTTCTCGCAAAGAATGAAGCCCCAGCCGTTGAGGAAGTAACAACAGAAAATTACGACCACCTTGCAGAAGATGGTACGGTTATTTTCACTTCCGAAAGCGAAAATATAGCCGTAGGAATGCCAGCCAGCCCAGCGGGTGAGTTTACCACTGCTGATGGAAAAGTAGTTACAGTTGTAGATGTTGAAGGCGCAACAGTTATCGTATTGATAGCTTTGAGTGCTGAATATATGCCAGCACCTGACACTACTATGATTGAGGATTTGACAAATGAACTAGGAACTGCTAAAACTAACTTAGTTGAAGCTGTGAACTTGGTTAATGAGTTGAAAACTCAAGTTAAAAGTAACTTTGAACCGACCGCACGTCTATCGACGGTAAACTCATCTAGCAATGTTGTTAAAACTGTTGCAGATTACAAGAATGAAGCAAAAGAACGTAAAAACCTAAAACGTAAATAAAAAATGGCTACTGCAATTGATTTTTCAAAATTTACATTTACCGCCGAGCAGGTTCGTGCGATAAATGAATTAACGTATGATGCAGTGATTTCAGCACCTGAAATTTCACTAATTCATACTATCTACCCGAACATTGTTACAGAAAAGTTCGTAGGTTTTCTGTCAGAGGGTGGACTTGTTGGGGTTGCATCAACTGGATGTACACCAAGCGCACAATCTTTCAAAATTGGAAGCCGTACTATCAAATGGACACCCGTAGAGTGGGAAGTGTTTCTTGAAGATTGCTGGAAAGATTTGCGTAACACAATGGCTACTTATTCATTGAACACTGGTGTAAATGCAAAAGATTTCACATCTACTGACTACATGAATGTAGTAGTTGACCACCTTGTAAAAGCGATTAAGAAATTCTATATTCGGTTCGCTTGGTTCAATGACACTGACGCAGAAAATGTTACTGATGGTGGTGTAATCACTGACTCATTAGAGTTGAAATACTTCAACATAGTTGATGGATTTTTCAAACAAATGGATACACAAGTTACCGCCAACCCAGCCCAATTGGTTGCTATCACTGAAAATGCAGGTGTTAGTTATGTGGCTCAAAAGATTAACCCAGCAAACGTAATCGGTTATCTACAAAAACTCGTTTTTGGTGCACCTAACAAGTTGAAAGGGCTTTCAGGAAATATCATTCCATGTACTCAATCATTCTATGATGGTTACATCATGGCATTGCAAAGCGATAAAATCCAAGCTACTTACACTAACTTGGTGGATGGTATGTCAACCGTGACATACAACGGTATCCCGTTACTTCCTTTACCAATTTGGGATGAAATGATTGCCGAGTACGAAAACACTGGTGCAAAAACAAATGCTCCAAACCGTGCTGTGTACACCAACAAGTCTATACTTGGTCTTGGTCTTGACGATGTGAATCAATTTGAAACAGTTGATGCTTGGTACTCAAAAGACAAGCGCACTGTAAACATGGAAGCAGGCGGACAAGCTGACGTTAAGTTGATGAATCCAGACTTATTCATGATTGCAAAATAATTAACCGCCCCCATCTAATCGGTGGGGGCTTAATACTAAAAAAGAAATGGATTGTAATTCAATAACCAAAGGGCTTGTAGGTGCTGTATGTGGCACGCCCGAAGTTCCCGGCACAGGAAAAAAAGTTATCCTTATCACATACAATGACATTGATAGGTCTTTGTCAGTTGTTACTAACAACGTGATCTCTGACCTTGTTCTGAAAGCCACTAAAAAAGGCTATGCATTTGAATCACTAGCTGACAGCGCAATGGGTGAGGCTACACTTGGAAAAGAAACATATTTTTCAACGTTTGCCCATGCTGTATCTTTGAAAGTTTTCACAAAAAGTGAAGATGCAAAAGCCTTTGTAAATCAATTGGCAGGTGCAAGAGTAGTAGCTATCGTGGAAAACCGTGCTATAGGTACAGATGGTGAGGTTAAATATGAAGTTTATGGCTGGGGTGCAGGACTTGAATTGAGCGAAGCAGTAGGTACTACTGATATGGCTGATAGAGTTGTTTACTCATTAAAATTGACTTCAAACGACAAATCGAAAGAGGGTTCACTTCCGCTTTCATTGTTTGACACTGACGAAGCCACAACCGATGCTATCATAGCGTCATTAATCGCATAGTCATGACACTAATCGAAAGATTGGATAATTTGAAAAGCACTAGAAAACAATTCGGCAAAGGTGCTGAATTGTTTTCTTTTATACAGACAAACGTACAATTCAAAAATGAAATTGTATCTTTGTCAAAACACTTTCTTAATAAGATAGTAGGCAATGGAGGGTGCAGTAGTTGCGTTTTCGATGCTTACTTTGAGTTACTTAACCTAAAAGACTTACCAATGGAAACAAAATACAGACTTCGTGCAGGGGTAATCCTTCGTGATGTGAACGGTGACAGTTCCAAAATGATGTCAAACGCCAATATAACAGACGATTTGGCACAATATCACCTTGAATCGAACCCGAAATGTGCTAAATTTTTCGAGAAAATGCCCACTGAAAAGGCAGTAGAATCAGTTGAAATTGAGGAAACTCCCGAAAAAGAAGCCGAACCAATCGCCGTTGAAGCTCCGAAATTCACACGTAAAAAAAGAAAATAGGCTCTATCCCCTTGGTTGGGGGTAGAGATACAAATTTAAACACAGCCAAATGAAAGTTAGCGTACTAAAAAAAGAAAAACGTTTCCACCAACGGAACGATATAAGCCTAAAGATACAGCAATACGGTGAGGGTAACGCCTATCCGCAGTCCGTTCGTGCTATTGTGAATGCAAGCGGTACCGGGAGTAGTTGTGTTGACACTTTCAGAAAATTTATAAACGGCAAAGGGTTCCAAGATGCTACCATTGCCGAAATGCTATTTAACTCAAAAGACAACGGTAACGATGTACTTGCAAAAGTAGATGCTGACTATGCCATGTATGGTGGCTTTGCACTTCATTTGAACATTAATGCTAACTACAAATACACCTCAATTACTCATGTGCCGTTTGAACACGCACGCTTTGAGCAAGCAGATGTAACCACTGGCAAATTTGATAAGATAGCATTGCATCCCGATTGGGCTCACGAATTTACAGGCGTAAAAAGGTGGCAGGCTAGCGATATAGTTTTTATCGATATATTTACTACTGATATTGATAAAATCAATACACAAGTAGCAAATGCAGGCGGTTGGCAAAATTACAAAGGGATGATTTTCTATTATTCCAGACTTGGTGGGTTGACATATCCAACGCCGATTTTTGATGCTGTGATTACTGATATGAACACAGAGGAAGGGATAAGCAATGTTTCAAACAGAAATGCAAGAAACAACTTCATGCCAGCTGGTATGTTGGTGGATAAAGTTAATGCCACAGATAACCCACGAACTGGGAATGAGGATGATGAAGAATATTGGTTGCATCAAAATGAAAGCGAAAAGAGCGACATTGAAAAGAACTTACTAGAGTTTCAAGGCGATGAGAATGCTTGCAAGATTATGTATGTGGCTATCGAAGGCGAAGCTGAAAAACCTGAATTCATACCTTTTACTACTCAAAATTTCGATAAGTATTTTGACGTTACGAAAAAGGATATTGTTAGTTCAATCGGTCGCAGATTCTCACAACCTCCTATTTTAAGGAGTGAAGATGTGGGTAGTAATTTTGGTGCAAATGCAATGAAAAACGCATACGATTTTTACAATTCAGTAGTGCAAGTTGATAGAGATGTTTTAACTAGAGTGTTTGACAAATTGCTTTCAAATTTCTACATTCAAGTACAAAACAGTGCGATAATTGAGCCACTGAAATATGATATTGAAATTACCAAAGCTGAGGAGTTAGGCACAAACACAAAAGATGTTGTGGACTTAATCAAAGATCCTACAATTGATAAAATAATTAAACGTGGTATTCTATCAACTATTTACGGATTCAAAGATGAACAACTAAAATCAATAGGACTATGAAAATAACAGCAGACGACATAAGAGAATGCAGGGCACTTGCAAACAACATTGAGGATACTAAGCGAGTAATGCCTTATGTTGATGAGGTTGAACAAATATATGTAGCTCCACGCTTGGGTGCAAAAGTTTTCAAAGAGATAAGCGACTACGATGGTAGTGGCGATGCTGAATTGTCGCTACTTTGGAGCGGTGGATATTACGATAATGATACCCGTGTTTTCGCTGGATTGAAAAAAGCCTATTGTTATTTGGCTTATTCGAGGTTTATTCGAAATCAAAGTGTGAACGTTACAGCCTTCGGGGTTGTTCAAAAAACAGGGCAATTTAGTGAAGCCGTTGATGCAAAAACTACTTTAGCAATGGCAAGAGATGCTGAAAGTATCGGGATGGATTATCTTGAAAATTGCCTAAAATATCTTATATTTGTCAAGAAAATTGAGACCGCCAAATCAAACTACAAACGTAAATTTTTAGTAATATGAGATTTTGGGATGAAATGCAAGAGCCAGCCGATTTGCTGGAAAATCACAAAGTAATGTTGGGTAATCCTGACTTAGTAGGTGAGGATGCCTATCAGTCAACTAGCCTAAATAGATTGCGTGGATTGTTTGGTGGAGTAGAGCAGATTACTACTCAATCCGACCTTGATGCATGGCGACCTGAAAGTGGCTTTGCGATTGTTACAATGACGGCAAACATTGACCAAGATATACGAGATATATTTGGCGATGATTTGAATAAAATTGAGATGCACTCATATAGTGTAGCAGGTACAACTACAAGTTCAGGTGATAGATACCAAGAGGGTGTAAGTGCTTTAGATGGGAAGCGATACAGGCGGTTTTTTAATACTGTAGGAGCAACATGGGGTGATTTTGAAATAAACGATTCATATACTATTCCAGAATTAGATTTGAAATTCAATCTAACATTGCAATACTATGGAGAATGGAATGAAAATATACCGACTTATTTTACGCATTTAATGTATAACTATAGAGGGCAATTATACATTCCAAAAATAAATCATAACTCATCAATCGACCCATATACAGACACTACCAACTGGAAGCCTATGACTAGCGTTGTAGGTAGAACTGTACATTTGCAAGCAGATTTAGACATATTTTCAAATGAAGCTCACTATCTATTGATTAATACACTATTAAGTGGTAGTGACATAGATTTGGATAGTTATGGTGATGTGTTACTATGCCGAAATTATGCAACTACGGATAGTGGGATAGGAGGTGCAACGTATTTTCAAGAATTTACCTCAAGAGATGGTTTGTTAGTTAGACGAAAAGCCACATGGGATGGTGTTAGTGCTTATGTATGGGGTGGGTGGAGTAGTGCGGTTGCAATTACTACACAAACAGAATTAGATGCTTTCAAACCAGACAATGGATTTGCTAGGGTTGCTAATTTACCATCAATGCAAACAGCTTTCGGAGCTGATTACATTTCTGTTATTGTTAGGTCTTTTGCTATTAATTCAACAGGTACATCATCAAGCGACTGGGCGCAGGAAGCTACAAATTATGCAGGCGTTGAGTACATTAGATACTTTTCAACAGTTGGCGCAACGTGGGGGGCATGGGTTCGAAAAACAGAAACATACATCTCAAAAGACACAGGCATACTTTCGTGGACAGGGGCACTTTGGGCATGGTTGCAGAAAGTAACAACGTGGAATGCTACACCAAGCGATTCGGCAATACCTACCGAAAAACTTGTAAAAGATAGTTTGGATTTGAAGCTTGACAAACCAACAGCGACAAAAACAATTCCTATTGATGCTGACAGCATAGTTTTGAAAGATAGCGCAGATTCAGATAAGTATAAAGACGTTTTGAAAGCTGATTTGAACGAGGTTTATGTTGGTGATTCAGCCCCGACACATAACGAAGTATTATGGGTTGATACAACTAGCATTAACAATCTATCGTTCATTGCTACAACAGGGGCGACAATTACGCCGAACTTTGCACCCGTAATTGCTAAATATACAAGTAACTATGCAGGTGGTAATACTGTTTTAGTTGATTTTCCGACAGATACGCCAACTAAAGATGAGCCAGTACAATACTTAGTAATTAAGAATTTAAAAGGTAGCGATGTGACGTTTGTTATTGCTGATGGTGTTGATAGTTATTTGGGTATTGATTATACCTACTTCATGATGCAAACCGATTCAATCGTAGTACCTTCTGGTAAACGTGTTGAGCTATCATATATGTATGCAATGACAAGTCCGACAACGTGCGATGTATCAATCATGTATAAAGTACAAGAATAATGAGCAGGCGGAATATGATGGCTGGCAAAGTAGCCAAAGAGGTAAAATATGGAAAGTTGTATAACTACTATGTCATTGAGGGCACAGGTGATTATTCAATCATACCACTAGCTATGGCAAATGCTGGGTGGGTGGTCAATACAGGCTTACTTTCAAATAGAGATATTGCCACACTAGCTAATTATAACGGTGGTAGTATGGCGACATTAGGAGCTAGAATTAAGGAAACTGGTAATACCTATTGGATTGGAAACGTAGGGGCTTTGAATACTTATAATTTCAATGCGAGGGGTGCTGGATTTAGACAGCATAATGATGGTTCTTTCAGCTCGATTAATTATGAATTAAGATTATGGGATGCTTATGCCCCGCAAGCTGTTTATCTCAAAATAACTAATTCAGGGATAGATGGGGGCTTTGATGATGCTACAGGCAAGAAGTCAATGGGATGTTCAATAAGAGCAGTTAGACCGTCCACGATGGATGAACAAATGTACATAGTTGATGGAAACCCTGCACTACCATATACAGGCAATGATGGCTTAGTCTATCCAACAATTAAGGTAGGTACTCAGGTTTGGTTGGCTTGTAATTTGGCAGAAACAAAGCTAAGAAACGGTACTGACATACCAAATGTAACTAACAATGCCACATGGTCTGGAATGACAACAATAGCGATGTGCGACTATGATAACGACCATAATAATACATTCATTTAAAACCTAAATACCATGAACTACTATTTTTACGAATTAGAAATAAAAACGACAGATGCAGAGTTACCTATTGAAAAAGGGTATATTCCATTGACACCTGACCAAATTAATTTTTATATGGGAAATAAAGACTGTACAGTTTGCGAAGTAGAGAAATGCAAAAGAGATATTGTCGAACTTCCAAGTATTGAATTTTTGAAAAATTGGAAGGTAGAAAGAATTGAGCAAGCATATACGTATCTTTTGAATAATACATTCAATGTTGCTACTTCAATATGTATCGGGTCGGCTTTCTTTTCGGGTAATGATATGCCAAAGAACAAAGAAACAGTAAGATGGATAGTAACGCTATCACTTGAAAAAACACGCAAAAAGAATGAAGTAATGGCACTTGAAACTATTGATGAAGTTAGCAATTATGACATAACCCCAAGCAGTTCAACCCCACCATTCACAACTGATGAGGTGCGTGATGAGTTTATCGGAGTAGTTTTACCAATGTTAGAGGATTAAGATATGAGCGGAGTTTTAAAAGCAAAAGTAGGGAATGATTGGATTCCTATACATAGAAATGTAACTGTCAATTATCAAGGCAATAGCTTTCCTAACATAAGCGGAAAAGCTAATTTAGGTGAAATACTGATGATTTGCATTGATAATGGTAGTGCTAATGGTTTCGCTGTACAAACTAACTCAAATGGCACTTATTCCATTGATTGGGGTGATGGTACGATTGAGGTTGGGACTTCAACAGCATTCACTACTCAAACGGCTGGTAATAACTTGACCGCTCAAGTGTCGCACACTTATGTTGAAAACAATGGTAGCGGTTTAGGTGTTTGGATTCCAGAGTGGAAAGTATGGGCTTATACCGTTCGCATTTACAATGCAAGTTCGGATATCAAGTATTTCAAAGTCGCAAAGACGAGCGCACAATATACCCAGCAAAATAGCTGTGTGGCGTTGGCGGAGATTAATGTACCTTCATTGGTAAACATATCGCAAATGTTCAGTAATGGTGTGGCAATATCACCATTAAGAAGCCCATTTTTAAAGAAAGTCAATATCTACGATGCAAGCCTTGTAACAAGTTCGGACTATTTCGCATACAATTGTGGCGGTTTTGAAGACTTTAATTTCCCTGCTATGCCATTGGCTACTTCGCGTACGTATGCGCTATACGGAACTGGGATAATCAACGGTACTATGAATAGTTTGTATAGTGGCGGTTCAACAGCTTCATATACCTATTATCTATCAAATAGCGGACGTGTTCGGACTTTCAGCATAACAGCTAGTGATTGGGGTTCAACAGGCTCTACTGCTTATATGTTTGATACAAGTACGGCTTTGGATGAGGTGCATTTGCCAGCAGGTGTTGGAAATGACAAAAATACAAACTGCACCAATATGTTTTATGCGTGTGGCAATTTGAAACACATTACAAATCTTGAATTTTTGGGAAGTAGAACGCAGGATTGCAATATGACTAGCATTTTTTACAGATGTGAAAATCTAGCGCAGTCACTTACTATTGGTGCGAAACTAAGCAAACTATCTTTAGGTGGTAGTTCCACCGTTCCACTTCCTATCACTGGATTGATACTGACAAATCCAAACAGCACTTTTGGTGGGTCAAGCCCACAATTGGATATTCAGTATTGCAGTGGCATGGATGCACCAGCTTTGAATGCTTTTTTCACATCTTTGCCAACACAACCTGTTGGCTCAAACAAAGCTATTAAGATAACAGGATGCGCAGGTGCTGGAACTTGCGACACATCAATTGCAACAGCTAAAAATTATATTGTTCAAAATTAGAAATTATGGAACTATACAAAAAACTACCAAATGCCACAGGGGGAGAATATGTGGATAAAACTACCCTAGAAAGATGCGACTTAATAACTGCCGAAGTTCGTTTCTATTGCCCTCCAGGATGTGGATGTGGCACAGGATTAGGTGAGTGTGGAACTGAAGGCACTTGTTGCAAACGTTTTGAAACAGTAGATGAAGCTATGTTACACTTTAATGTAGAGCCTTATGTATTGTAATAGATGCCAAAAACAGATAACAGACGAAACAGCAAGATTTATATATTACTTGGTGTTATGCGAAGATTGTGCCCTTAGTGAGTCAAAAATTAGAGCTAAAAAAAGATGAAATACAAATACACACTTACTTCCGATTTTAAGCGATACATATCTGGCTTGAAACACGTTACCATGTCATGTGAATGGGGGTCTATTAATTACGGCTATATAACCATAAAAAAAGGCTACTCATGGGATGGGTGTACTTGCGCTGTGAACACAAAAAGAACGTATGCAGGATGTCTTATCCATGACTTTCTATGTCAGTTCAAACCTATCAAAAAGCCAGCTATTGATGTAATTTTCCTGTCAATTATGGATGAGGATAATTTTGAATTTGCATATTTATACTATTTAGCTGTGCGAATTTTCGGTTGGCTATTTTAAATTAACGTTAAAATGATTATATTTGCAACTGGATTTATATGCGTAGTATTGTTATTAATAATTTTCGAAATAATAAATGGGAAATGACAGTTAACGAGATAGTTGGTGTGGGTGGTTTGTTTTTCACTTTGATAGGTGCTATTATACGAGTGTGGTTTATGCATGATACCCGTATAACTAAATTAGAAAGCAAATCATATGTATGTGATGAAAAACATAGGCAGGCTGAAAAAATACAGCTTAAACAGGCTGAAATAAACACAAAAGTTGACGAAAATCATAGCGAAACAATGAAAGTTTTAGGCGCAATAGAAGCGCAAATATCAATACTCATTAAAACATTGAAGTAATATGAAAAACTTTATACAAAACTTAATTGATTTTATAAAAAACATCTTCCTAAAAGATAGTCCAGAAAGTTCTAAACGCTTTTTCGGTGGTATTGGATTTATTTCCTCAATTGTATTTATTGGAGTTTTCGACCATTCTTTAATATCAACATTGCTATACGTGTCAGCAACCTTAATAGGATTAGGCATTGTAGATGGTGTAGTAAATAAAATGAAGTAGTATGAACACAGACGAAAGATTCAATAAGTTCATTAAGTTCATCCTAAAAGCAGAGGGTGGTTATGTAAACGACCCTAAAGATGCTGGCGGTGAAACTAAGTACGGAATATCAAAACGTGCTTTTCCACATTATGACATTAAAAATCTTACAGTTGAACAAGCTAGTGAGATTTATTACAATTGCTATTATAAGCCATGTAAATGCGATAAAATAGAGCCTGAATTGTTGGCGTTACAAGTCTTTGACTTTGCCGTTAATGCTGGCGTATCAAAATCAACAAAAGTGCTTCAAAGGGTTGCAGGTGTTAAGCCTGATGGTATTATCGGAACTGTAACTATTGCTGGATTACAGCAAAAAGATTGTAGTATTGATTTTATCAACGCTCGAAAAGAATTTTATAAAGCACTTAATCAACCTCGATTCTTAAAAGGTTGGCTTGCAAGAGTTGACCACTGTACAAAATACCTTTCTTAGTTTTGACTGCCATAGTTTTGTTGTTTAATTAGAAAATCCCCCAAGTCTGTGAAGATATGGGGGATTGTTGTTTAATAAAAAAAAAAGCGAAACACATTTCTGCATTTCGCTTAGATTACCACTTGCAAGTTGTTCCTACTTGCCAATCCTCTTGTGGCTGATTATGTGGAACCAAAGGAATCGAACCTCTATCTTACTATCAATTTACAGATAGTTGCTCTACCATTAAGCTATAGTTCCAAAAATGCTCGTCTTTCCGAGCTGTCATACAAATTTAATCTTTTCTAGCGTAATATCAAAATTATATATCAAAAAAATTAAAAAATTCAATGAACTCTTTTAATTCATTGAAAACTTTAATTTTAGTTTCATTCTTATACACTGTAACATCTCTATTGTCACAACTCCATGTGAAGTGTATTTTGTTTGTTTTTCCCATAGTTAATACTTCGGTGTCATAGTACATGAACCAATAGGGGCGACCGTATTCATTTTCGTAAACAGTATCATTGCAGACTTCCTTTTTAAAGCCTAGTTTTTCTATATCGATGTAGTTTATCATAATTATTCCCTTACTTTGTTAAACTCTAATTTTTTTATTATCTCTGCTTCCACATCATATCCATTGTGTTCAAGTAGCGACATGGATACTAGAATTACATCAACGGCTTCAGATGGGTCGAAGTCGCCACGTAGGGCACTTTCAAAAAGTTCGTTAACTTCATTTTTTAATGCCACATAGAAATTCCAAAACGAATCATCTTCGTGTATCTTTCCACGCCTTACAGCGTGTTTGTAGTTTTCTTTTGCTATTTCGTTTATTGTCATACTCCTATTTTTTTAAAGTTAAAATTATGTTAAAAAAGGGTGGGTAAATCACCCCCCACCCTTATAATAGAACAAGTAAAATACGGTCTTGCACCGCCCGAACTTCCTTTAGCTCGTAATTGTGGTTTAGTTAAAAAATATAGTGTTAGTCTAAAATATCAAATAACGTAGGTGTTTCTTTCTCTATGTCAGCTTTTCTGCAATAGAATAAACCATCCCTATAACTTTCAGGATTAAGCTCGGTTGCAATACCTTTCCGTCCTAATTTTATAGCTCTAAAAACGGTTGTGAACAATCCTCCAAATGGGTCGAAAACTAAATCACCTTTGTTTGAAAATCTTTCAATCAATCTATCAACTATATCAAATTGAAGTGGACAAATGTGCATATTTAGTTTTTTTTGACTTTGTGCGGAGTTTAATGTCAGCATTCTATTCACATCGTCCCAAACGAAAAAAGAACGAGATGGGATATTTAAAGTTTGAAAAGTAGCTGGGAGTTTACCGATTGAGTCCATATCATTTGCAATTTGAACGTGTGATTTATAATCATAAACATTATCCTCCATGAAATCCTTGTAATATCTGTTTATTTTATCAATCGGTAAACCTTTAACTTCATCACTTGACAAAAATCTATTTCCTGAGCTGTTCCATTTTGCCCTTGCATCTATTTGCCATTGACCTCTAGTGTAGTCTTTTTTATCTTTAACTACTTTTTCATCTGCATAGGCTTTAGTTGTATCTGTTGGTAGCTTTCTGAACAATAGCACGTATTCAGGACAACCTACACCCATTTTTGAGCCATCTTTGCATTGTTCAGTCCAACCTAATCTGTATGTTTGATTATTCTCACGTACAACATCTGTTTCAATTGTAATTCTACCGAAATACTTGAACCCATGTTTTATAAAGTGCATAACAGTGTAATCGCTAAATGGGTCTAAAGTTGGCATTCCATCGCCTGTCGCATTTCCAAATAAAATCCTATCTTTGACATGGATAGCGGCTACACGTCCCGGCTTTAAAATCCGCAAAAGTTCTGGAGTTAAATAATCCATTTGAGCAAAGAAATGATCATTGTCATCAGTGTGCCCAAAGTCGTTGTAAGTTGGTGTATATTCATAGTGATTGGAAAATGGAATAGACGTTACTATCAAGTCTTTGCTGTTTTCTTCCATTTGTTGTGTTTCAACAACACAATCATTGTGAATAGCAATATAGTTCTTACCTATCTCTTCTTTTCTTTCAATTCCAAGTGTTCTCATAAGTTTATCTTTTGCATTTGTGGAGTTAAGTCCGTGTTGTTTAATTATATCTGTCATTTGTTGTACTAGCTGTTTGTGGTTCTCCCATTTGTTTAGAAGTGTTTTTAAAACATCTTCCTCACTTTCGGTATAGATTATATGAATATCACAAACACTTTTCTGTTGAAATCTGTAAATACGGTGAACGGCTTGAATGAAATCATTGAATTTATATCCAATGCCTACAAAGATAGATTTGCTACAATGATATTGGAAATTGCAACCTTGACCGCTAATCTCAGGCTTTGTGGATATGAATTTGATTTTACCCTCTGAAAAATCAATCGTACGCTGTTCCCTTATATCCATATCTTGAGAGCCAAATATATCTAAACTTTCGGGAATAGCTTTTTTTATTGCGTGGCGTTCAGCTTCCAAATCGTGCCATAAAATTGCACTTCTTTCAGGTTCTTGATTTATTATTTCAACCATCTTTGCAACTCTATCACCAATAGAATCTCTTTTTTCTTTACTAGCATCTTTTAGTCCGAGTGCGCTTGAACGATACATTTTAACTTGTCCATCTCTATCAATCCCAGCGGTTGAATGGTCAACATCTATTTTGTGATAATGTAGTCGTAATTCTGGTAAAGCATAGCCAGTATCTTCATATCCTAAATCAGAAGGTTTTGTAACAAATACAGCCCAACTACTTAACCAAAGATAAAATTCGTCCTCTTTGTGTGGGTGTAATGTCAGATTGTTAGCCTTAGTTGAATCTCTTTTAAAAAAACGTGTTAAAGCTTGCCCAGTGTCCATTATTTCCAAATAACCAGCGTAATGGATAAGCTCTTTAAACTTATTAGGGGAAGGTGTTGCAGTACAAACATATTTGTATTTTACGCCTTTAAATTTATCTAAAAAAGTTTGATAAGTCAAAGAGCCATAAGATCTCAAAACGCTAGCTTCGTCAAGTGATGTAACGGTGAAATACTTTGGATTTATATTTCCATCTCTTACCCTTTCATAGTTAGTAATCAATATAGATCCTTCAGGTGCGCTTTCGCAGTCTTGTTGTGTTTTCACATAAATAGGTGTAAAATCATAGAATTTACGAGCATCTTTCAGGAACTCTTGCCGAACACCTAACGGGCAAATAATAAGGGCTTTTCCTCCTTCTCGTTTTATCAATATCTTGCAAATCTCAAGCTGTTGGATTGTTTTACCAAGTCCAAAAGACTCAAACAAAGCACGTTTTCCACCTTTTACAGCCCATTTTACTATATCTTTTTGATGTGGTAGTAAAAAGTCTGATACTTCAAAATCATCTTGCAAACCACATTCAGTAGGTAGATTTATTTTTTTTCTTAAAAAGTCTAAGTATTCCATAGTTGTTTATTTTACCAAAATTAAAATTGCTATTGCTGTACTACTGATGATTAACCCTGTATCTTTTACTTTTTGCCAGAACTCTTTTATTTTAGCTTTCTTTCGCATTTCGGCAATAGTAGTTGATTGTTTTTTCATTATTTCGTTACAAAGCATTATAGTACTATCACGTTCGGCTATTGCTGTATCTCTTAGTGCTATCTGTTTATTAGCTGAGTGCAACATCCTTGAGTAAATCTCTGCTTCATTTCCTAAATCATTGATTGTGCTATCTTGCGAGCGTATAATGCTGTCAGCTTCGTTTGTCGTTTTAGTCGTATCGTTGAAAATTATCGTTTTAAGGCGATTAATCGTGTTTTCTCTTTGAGTGATACGTTTCTTCAAATAAGCAATTCTAAGGCTGTCAGCGGTCTGCAAACTATCTAAATAAGCATCCTGTTTGCGCCATTCGTTTGAAGGTTCTTTTACTACTTCAATAGGTTTTTCAATAATCTTTGGAGGTGCAAATAACATAGCTAGTCCGATACCCAGCAACCCTCCGATAATGATTGCGATAATTAGTTTTGTTGTGTTCATGGTTAAAATGTTATTAATGATTTGAATTTTTGTCATTCCACCATCCAAGTTTCTGTCCTAAACTCCCGAGACATAATCCTATTTCAAGTGCAAATCCAGTTGTTACACTTATTTTAAATGCACATAATATAATCAATACACCAACTGGTATTATTATTGCATCTTTCCAAGAAACTTTTTTTGATTTTACTTTTTCTGTGGTCATGGTTTTAAAATTAAAAAGCCCAACGGCTTCGGGTTATTTTACTTTTTTTACGTTATATCCAAGTAAATCAGATATTTGTTGTATTGTAAGTTCTTTTTCTTCAATAAACAGATGTTCTTTGACGTATTGCAACGCATCACCATCATTTTTTACAGCCGCTAAGCAAATGGATTCGGTCTGAACGGCAACGTATCGCAACGCATAACCAGTCTGTTTTACAGCCGCTAAGCAAATAGATTCGGTCTGAACGGCAACGTATCGCAACGCATAACCAGTCTGTTTTACAGCCGCTAAGCAGATGGATTCGGTCTGAACGGCAACGTATTGCAACGCATCACCATCATTTTTTACAGCCGCTAAGCAAATAGATTCGGTCTGAACGGCAACGTATCGCAACGCATAACCAGTCTGTTTTACAGCCGCTAAAGCTTCTGCTTCTGTGAA